CCTTGATGCGCTCCGCAATGGTGAAGTTCGCCGCAGTGCCAGCACCTAGCGGCGTAAACACATTGACCGTCAGCACGCCATTTTGCCGGTTGAAGCCAGTAGACGGAGCTAGCAGCGTGGCATAGGCGTTGTCGCCAAACCGAATGAACGCCTGCAGCCATGGTGTGTTATTCGGCGGCGTAAATGGTACGTTCTGATAGCTGACCGGGTATATCGGTGCGGCAGCCATCTGCGTAGCAATGCGTCCTTCGATGGCAGCGCGGATGTCGTTATAGGTGCTTGTCATGACCCCTTGCCGATGCGTGCTGCCGCTGCCTGCACTCTAGTTTGCACATCCTTAGCGATACCTTGCACCCAGCCAGGATCCGCTTGTTTGCTGCTGCCACTCGCTAGCGGCTCTGCATACGGCAGGTTGTTGTGGACTGAATAGATATTGCCGACCTTCTCTTGTTGGTAGCCGAGCCTTTGAATAGGCAACACCTCTTGAGTGGTCCTGCCGCGTTTGGATGTCTTGAAAGTTTTCTTTGTATCGAACTGCCCTTCCGGCGCAATGCCTCCAGGCGCTGCGTTCTCGCCTACCTGCCAGCTGGCGCGGAATCTGCCGGTATCAACCGGGCTAGCTCGCTTAAGCAGGCTGTCAGTCTCTAGCACCGCTGCACGCAGCAATGTTTCTAGCCGGTTTTGAATATAATCACCAATTTGATCTACCCGAATTTTTGCCATTAGTCCCTCAGGATCAGCTCATAGGTGATGGCCGTATTGTCCTGCTCGATGGTGCGCACCTCAATTATCTGCAGGCTGCGATTGCTGATGATGACGCGATCAGCGGTTGTCGGCACTGCTGCCGTGTCTGCCGCAGCAATGATTAGCCGCTTATCGCCAGCTTGGATCAGGTCATTGACTTCACGCAGGTTCACATCCTCCAGCACACCACGGATGGCGGTGTCGCTGGTGGTTTCGCTGACGGTGCCAGTAGTTGGGTTGTAGATGCCAGGCGTGACGCGGCGTAATGTTGCCACACCGCCAAACTTTGCCATCAACTTGCTGGCAACCTTGCGTAGCGGAACGGCTAGTGTCATGCAAACACCTCGCTGGCAACAATCCTGCCGCGACTAAAGGTGATGTCAACGTTGCTGCTGTGGTTGGCGATGAACAGTGCTACTTCATCGTTAGCGGCCATGCTGATTATCCAGTTGGTGATCAACTTGGCTTCCTCGTTGCCCGAGCCGGTGAAGGCGCGGCACTCAGTCTGATCTATGGCTGTGCCATTTTTGGCCAGCTTGATGCCGAGCACCTTGTTGTTGCCGCTGACGGTCTTGGCGTCGATGCTGCCGTAGACCTGCATCAGCTTGGTGGCGCCGCTGGTGTTCTTCACCGCAAATGCGTTGGTGGTGCCAAGTGTCATGCCGCTTGCGGTGGCGGTGTCAAAGGTGCCGGTTAAGCCGGTGGAGACGTACACGCCCTGCGTAACTATGTCAATGGTGCCGCTATCCATCTTGCTAGCCTGACCGCGCACCATTAGAGCAGCAGCACCAGATGGGCCTGCAGGACCGGGCGTTGTAACAGTGACCGTATTAGTAGTTTCGTTAACGGTTACGGTTGTCATGGTGCTGTATAACCCTCAGATACGTACACGATACCTTCAAGGTAGTAGTTGCGTAACCCGCTGGAATCTTCTAGCATCACGTCGTAATACGCCTCATCTGGAAACGCAGCAGTTTGCGTATCGGTCAATGCAATGCTGATGGTGCCTGTAGCGCGGTTCGTGTAAGTAACGGCAAAGTCAGCGTATTTAGTGGTCCGGGCTGCATTCCAGACCTGCGCGTAGGCTGTCCAACCGGTGAGGTTAATGTTGGCACCAGTTGAATCCTTGAATTGCAGCGACAGGTCGTAGTCAGCCCGCCGCTGCACGGTGATATTGTGCTGGCCGGGTTGAACGCTCATGCCCAAACTCTAACCGGCTGCTCAGGGCTCACCGCATACTCTGCCCACCCCTCAGGCAGCTCACCGATGTAGTTGACGTGCCAGCCACTGAGCAGCACGGGCGGGGTGATTACCTCGCCGGTCTCGGGGTCGTATGTGCCGCCTCGGTAGATAAGCCCTACGCAGTCGAGGGCGTGGGTGTGGCTGGCGGTGAGCACCACGGTGTCGCCGTCTTCATTGGTGGTGGTAAGGCCAGCAGCATCCAGGGCGGCCATGCCGGTGGATTCGTCGGGGAAGCGGATGTAGTGCGTCATTGCGTGATCGCCTGGAGGGTGCTGTTGGGGAGGCGCTGGGGCCAGTAGGTGAGGCGCTTAATGGTGCCATTTATTGCAGCACTACTAGCCGAATTATTGCCTACAAAGATTCTGGTGATCCCAGTGGGAATAGATCCTGAGTTATCAGTGCCTACTGACCCACCATTTAAAGCCAAGCCAAATTGATCTTGTTTAAGGCCAAAAGCAGTTCTTGCTTGAACCCCGCTAGTAATTGCCCCAAAGTTTGTGGCACATTGAACAACGTTTCCAGAAAAAACAACCCCGCGCCTGTTGCCACTTGTTACGTCAGAGTAAATAGAATTTGCGAGGCCCCCGCCTGCATCAAGATAGTAAGAATAAGCGACATCTCCAGACGTTGCTGATTGACTGTTCTCCGCAAACACCGTCCCCTCATCCTGCCGATACCAAGAGCTGAAGTTCGCCCCCGTGATGCTGGCAACGTCCGCGCTGCGGGTGGCTGCGGCGGCAGTGGTGGGGATGTAGCTGGTGGGGAAGGCTCCGGCTTCTAGTTGGGCGCTGGTGACACTGCCTGTCACCGTCAGCGTCAACGTGCCAGCAGATGGCGTAAATGTCAGCGTTGTCCGCGCCGGAAACGCACCACTTCCAACAGCTGGGCCTGCCGTGCTTGCTCCAGAAAGTGTGACAGTCCCCGAGCCATAAAAAGACAACGTGTGAGCGACCGCTGTAACGGTGACTGATTGAGTCGATAGCGTTGCTGTATTCAGTAGCAGATTCGTCCTCTGCTCCTCCACCAGCAGGCCCAGGCTTTCGCCGGTCGTGGGGTTGTGGTCGAAGCGGGGCACATCCGTCGCCGCCGTCTGCAGCGTTCCCGCGCTGTCGATGTAGGTCGCGCTGCTGGCGCGGGTGAAGGTAACTAGCGATGCGCCAGTGACGGCATCGTGCAGGCTCTTGTCATCAGCAAAGCGCAGATCCAGTGACGGCACTGCACGCGCACGACGCCACAACTCATTGCGGACCCACGGGCCAGCCAGTACGCCACCAGGTACTACGCTTGTTCGTGATGCACCCAGCGCACGCATTACAGGCCAGCCTCTAGCGTATTGATTCGCAACGACACCGTGCTGGCACTGACTGGCGTATAAGCGCCACGGGTTTCAATCTCTGCAAAGACCCCAGTGCTGCCAGTGGCCAATTTAATTAGCCTGCCAGGATAATCAGTTTGCGTGTATAAAGTGCTGCCGAAATCCAATGGCGCCGGCAAGTCAACATAGCCCATATAATTGTCACGTTCGCCACTTGCCAAGTCAAAGGCTGCATTATCTGCGATGGCGGTAGGTGATGCGGCATACAAGTGAATACGGAATGCAGCCATGCCAGATGGCACCGTGCTATCACTAAACACTAGCGATACGCTTTGCACCAACACAAAGCCACCACTGGGGCCTGCAGCGGTAAGGCTAATGATGGCGCTACCACCCGTGTCACCTACCACATCGCCAGCGGCATAAGCAGTGGTGTTGCTAGGCCGGGTAATGGTGGTGGTTGAGCGGAAGCCAGCACTGACGATGCCAGCAGCGTAGGATCCATCAGTTCGCCGTCTGGCGAAGATTTCATTACCGGCTGGGGATACTAGCGACATGATCAGCTCCGCTTGATGGCAACGTTGCCTGGTCCACTGATTCTAAGCCCTGTCAGGTATCGCTCCATGATCGGCGGCACCTTGTCAGCACCAACGGCGCCATAGCCAAGGTTGGGCGTCACGTCAAGGCTGCCGATCTTGACATTCTTGTAGTCTTCCAGTCCGCTCAGGCCAATCCCGTCTGGGTTGTTGTGCAGATACGTTGCCAGTACCACCTGCGCGTATTGAATCTGCGCCGGGATCTCAGTATCTGTAAAGTAGTCCGTCGTGATGCGGAACGGGAACCCTACAGCGTAGGTATTGATGTAGGTATCAGGCTTGCGCACGCCGGTGCGCGGCCACTGCAGCGCCTGCGTATCGGTCGCACGTGCGCCAAGGAACCGCTCGCGGTCTAGCCGTTGCGTCGCGGTAAACAATGCCCGGTTCTTCTGGTCAGTGGTAGCCGATGCCCATGCCGTGACATCAGCATCCTGCACGAATCCGTCAATGATCGCCTGCGCTGCTGCCAGCGTCAGGTAGCTGTTTGCGTCGGCCGCGCCTGGCGTGGCCACGATTGTGATTGCCATCGTCAGGCTCCGTTAGATCCAGTGTAGGAGTGGGCTCTGGCATAGAAAGAGAGGCCACCTCCGTAGAGGCAGCCTCGCGGTCACGCAGTCGCCGGAAAGCGAACAGCCCCATCAGACGCGCTTGAGCAGCACGGTCAGGATTACACCAGCCAAGGCGGTGGTGGTACCTGTCACGTCCAGCGACAGCCGGTTGCCAACCTCAAGAACGAGGTCAGCAGTGGTGGCAGTCAAGGCAGGCGTCTGCTCGGTAAGAGCAGTGCCTTTGAAGTTGATGGTGGCGCTCAGCAGATCGTCGCCAGCGGTGGCGGCTTCAGTGCCTTGGCAACGACGAACGGTGCCGGTTACGGCGCTGCCATCGCTACCAGCAGTGGCGTGAA